ACCGAAAATAAGGGTAGAGCATTCCTGAATATGCTCAAGGCAGTTGGATATATGTCAGGTGTCCTCAAAAAACCTGGTGCTAAAAAGGCAGTAAAGCAGGTTGTAAAGAAAGTTCAGGGAACTCCTGTTCAAGGAAACCTTCTCACTAAGAAAGGAACAGCACAAAACTTTACTGGTGGAAGAACACCATTTACTAGCACCAGTCCTGTTCCTGCTGCAAGTTCTCCACTTCCAAAGAAAGTAGCATTAAGTCCAGAAGCACCAGGTCAGATGAGAATACCTGGTATGTCCGATACCGCACAGACTCTCAGCAGAATCAGTGGTAAACCAATGGGTCCTGGTGGTCTGGGCATCACAATGTCTGGAACGACAAAAGGACTTCCACGTAGAGCACCAAAACCAGAATTTGGACCTGGTGCAGTCAAACCTACTTCATATGCAAAACCAAAAGCAGAGTTGAGACCTGATGGTGTTGCACCTAAACCAGAATTTAAGGTTGCAAAACCTCCAAAACCAAAATCTGCACCAAGAACTAATAAGGTGGCAGATGCAGAAGCGGCACTTAAAAAAACTGCTGCAATGACTGCACCATCCCTTCCTAAAACAGATAAAGTTGTTGACGCTGTAAGAACAAGAAGTAATGCTCAAAAGGCATTGACTGCTGTTGGAGCTGCGGGTGCAATTACTGGTGGTCTTGGTCTGGCTAGTGGAATAGTCGATAAGGCTAACAAAGAGAGTGCAAAAAGGGATGCACAGAGAAAATCTAAACTTGCTCAACAGGAAGCAGAAACCAGAGCAGCAGATGCACCAAAACCAGAACCAACTGGTGAGCGTTCTGCGAAAGCAAATCAAGAGAAGCAAGAGAAGGCAAAGGCAGAAGCAGAAAAGACAAGAAGATCTAAGGAGCAACTGAGTGCTGCTGCTAAGGACTTTGATAAGAGTTTTGCTGCTGCTAGAAAGGAAGGTAAGAAAGAGTTTACCTGGCGTGGTAAGAAGTACAATACCAAACTCAAAGGTGAGTGATCCACTTTTACAACTGTCTACTTGGAGGTCTTAGGACCTCCTTTTTTTGTATAATAGGTCCATACGCAACCAAGCAATGACCGTTTCCCACGAAATCAAGTCTCAACTCGCTAAACTGCTTGCTACTGAGGACCTGGTGGTTGAACACAAGAAAGTGGAGACTGCTTGTTTCAACGTTCATAGTCGTGTGCTGACTCTGCCAATGTGGGAACGTGCAAGTGGTCAGGTGTATGATATGTTGGTGGGTCACGAAGTCGGTCACGCTCTTTACACCCCTGACCGTAACTGGTTGCAAGAGATTAGAATTCCTCCACAGTTTGTGAATGTGGTTGAGGATGTCCGCATTGAAAAACTGATGAAGCGTCGTTACGCTGGCATCTCCAAGACTTTCTACCGTGGTTATCAGGAACTTGCTGATGAAGATTTTTTCCAGATTGCTGATGAAAATGTCAATAATATGAACCTTGCCGATAAGGCAAACCTGTACTTCAAGATTGGCAACTTTGCTGATATTGAATTTAGTTCTCAGGAAAGTGTCCTGATTGATAAGATTGCTAATACCGAAACTTTTGACGATGTTTTAAAAGTTTCCCAGGAACTCTATGAGTTCTGTAAGCGTCAAGAAGAAATGAAAACCAAGGTTGATGACCTGCAAATGCAAGGTGGTCAAGAAGGTGGCAATGATATTTCAGAAGTTCCTCAACAGCAAAGTGAAGGAATGGAAGAAGGTGATGATTCTCAACCCACCCAGCAGGAGACAGATCCTTGGGAATCTGAAGAACCTGGGGAGAGTGACTCCTATGGTGGAACTAATAATGATGAACCAGAAGTTTCCACGATGAACAATCTGGAAGATGCTATCAAGCAACTTGCTTCTATGGATGGATTTGAGAATGTTTATGTTGAACTTCCCAAACTTGATATGAAAAAGTTTGTTGTTGATAATGAAGAAATCCACGGACGATTTGCTGAATGGGATGAGTGGATGGATAGTAATGAACTTGTCAAAGATGAAGTCTTCTATCACATTGACACTGAATTTGCAAAGTTCAAACGTTCTGCACAGAAGGAAGTCAACTATCTAGTAAAAGAGTTTGAGTGCAAGAAGGCAGCAGATTCTTATGCTCGTGCCACTACTGCTCGTACTGGTGTTCTGGATTGTTCCAAACTTCACACCTACAAGTACAATGAAGATCTTTTCAGGAAAGTTACTACCCTTGCTGATGGTAAGAACCACGGTTTGATTTTCGTTCTGGACTGGTCTGGTTCAATGTGTAGTGTTCTTCAGGACACTTTGAAGCAACTGTTTAATCTGATGTGGTTCTGTAAAAAAGTGAGCATTCCTTTTGAGGTTTATGCTTTCACGAATGAATATCCCAAAATGTATCAGAATCTTGATGGTACCAAAGCATATGCATATAAAAAGCGTGAAGGTTTGGTTGTTGTGAATGAGTGGTTCTCGATGATGAACATCTTTACAAGCAAGACTAAGACTAAGGATCTTGAAAAGCAGATGAAGAACTTCTTCCGTCTTGCTTGGACTTTCAACTATTGGGCAAACATTCCTATTCCTACTGGATTGTCTCTTTCTGGAACTCCTCTCAATGAAGCATTCATTTCTCTGCATCAACTAATCCCACATTTCAAGAAAGAGAACAAAGTTCAAAAAGTCCAGTGTGTTGTTCTCAGTGATGGTGAAGCAGGTGGTATGAAGTATCACAAGGAAGTTCAACGTCGTTGGGAAGATGGTCCTTTTCTTGGTGTTGGTTCTCTTGGTGGTAATTCTTTTTTGAGAAACCGCAAAACTGGTATGACTTATTCCTTTGATTGTGATTGGTGGGAAATGACGGATGTTTTCATCAAAGATATTCGTCATAGTTTTCCTGATGTAAACTTTATTGGTATCCGTATTCTTGAATCTCGTGATGCCAATAGTTTCATCCGTCGTTACTGTGGTTGGAACTCTGTTAAGACAGAAAAAACTATCAAGACTTGGAGAAAAGAGCGTGCGTTTGCACTTTATGATTCTGGATATCATAGTTACTTTGCTATTTCTGCACATTCTCTTTCCAATAGTTCTGAGTTTGATGTTGATGAAGGTGCAACCAAAGCAAAGATCAAGTCTGCTTTTGCTAAGAGTTTGAAAAGCAAGAAGATGAATAAGAAAGTTTTGGGAGAGTTTATTGAACTAATCGCTTGAATAAATAAGTGTATAGAAAAACTGTCTAGCGATGAAACCTTCCCCAAAGAAATTAAAAGAGACAAAAGAAATCTATGAAAAGGTTGTAACACACCTCATTGAGGAAGGTTACGCATCCGATTCTGATTCCGCAGATTCCATCATTCAAGGAATGAGTGAAGAGTGGTTTGCACTTATCACTGAGGAATGAAAATGGAGAGAATTACTTCTAAACAAGTAATCTCTATGATGGACGCGGTTGCTCAGGTTTATGAGCAACCCGAAGTAGAGCAACTTGATGAGATTGTAAGAAATTTAAGACCTGGTGAGACTATCAAACAATATGATGAAAGAAAGAAAAAAGAAGCTGAGGCTGCTGCACAAAATCGGGATAAGATTGTTCCCAATCGTGGTGCATACGACGAATTGACCAAAGCACAGCAAAATTCAAGAACTCAGCGTGAAAATGAGAAAAAATTAGAAGACCAACGTCGTCAAAGAAGAAGAGACGATGAAGAGGGTCTCAAACCAACAACTGCAAATCTCCCATCAGATTTAAAAGATACTGAACAGAAAGCAACTGCTGCTGGTCAGAAAGTTGCTGGAAGAGTATCAGGAGGTCTCCCTGCTGATTATAAAGAAACTGAACTAGAAGCAGGAAGAAATGCTGAAAAGTTCCGCACTGGTGCAGGTCTTCCCCAAAGTGGTGGTGGAAACCAAGGTAATTCTGGAAAAGATTCTACTACTACTACTCCTAAACCTCAACCTACTGATCAACAGAAGGTTAGAGCAGAGTATGATCGTCTGAGAAATTCCAAAGATCCAAAGGAACGTGCTCAGGCTGTTACATATGGCAGGCAAATGGCAGCAGCAGGTGCTTCTAAGAGCAACTTCTCTGGATATCAGAAGCAGTCTGATGCTCAGAAGAATCTTCCTGCACCAGCACAGAGAACATCTATTGCTGATAGGTTGAAGGCAATTCGCGAATTGCGAGCAGCATCACAATCTCGTATTGCTGCACAAGGTGGTACACCCGCAACTCCTGCGGCAAAACCAAAACCAAAGGTTGCTCCCCCAGCACCTAGTACTACAAGTACGAGTACAACTCCAACCACAACCAATAAAAAACTAGTTAACAGCGGAGACCCCATGGAACGTATGACAGGAAAGGGAGCACAATCCCTTAAAGAAACTTACAATTCTGTTTATGAAGAAAGAACTGAAGAAAAGGTAATTGATGAGGGTATGTCGGGTGCTCTCAAAAAAGTTATTAAGATTGGAGCGGCAGCAGCAGGAGCCGCAGCAGGAGGAAAAGCGTTAGAAAAAGCTACTTCCAGCAAAGAACCTACCAGAGATGAGAGAGACGCTGCAGATGCTAAAAAGCATCTTGATCATTATAGAAAATCAGGAAAAATGATGAGAAGTGAAGAAAAAACTGCTGCTGATCCTGGTATGAAGGAAAGAATGGGTAAGGCACCTAAAAAAGGTGGTTATCAACTTCCCAAGAGAACCCCTGAAAACGCAAAGAACGTTGAGTATTATAAGGATGATGCAGACCTCTTTGACATCATCAAGGGTCACTTCATTGAAGAGGGTCTCACCGAAGAGGAAGCACTCGTTAAGATGCTTGACCTCACCGATGAGGAAAGAACCGAAATTATTGAAGGTTCTTGTGGTTCCATGAAAAAGAAAAAAAAGTCTAAAAAAGGAGGCTATTGAAAATGTCTAAATTCGGAGATTTGATTAGAGGCGTTGGAGCACCTGCTCCTGAACCCGTTGTAGAAGAAGTTCTTATCACTCCTGAGGAGGAAGTCCTTACTGAGGCGAGTCCTTTGGAAGATATGACCAAGAAAGAACTTGAAGAGTATGGCAGAACTATGGGTATCGAACTCGATAGACGCCGTAGCAAAGAAACTCTGATTGAAGAGTTGAGAGAGGCAGAAGACGGAGAGTGATCCACTTTCCTAACTGTCCACAGGAGGTCTTCGGACCTCCTTTTTTATTGTATAATTACTTCAGTTAAAACAAACAACCCAATGGGACTGTCCAAGAGCAGCATCATCGAATCACTTCAAGCAACTTACGGCGAATCTGTGACTGCTGCAGACATCCGTGCTTGGTGTGCAATGAACGACTGCAACTATCAGACTGTCTCTAACAAACTGTCTGATTACAAGACTGGTCGTGGCAAGTGGAACCTGACTATTCAAGAGAAACTTGAACAGACCTATCAGGCACCTCCTGCTATGCCTGTCATCGAACAAAACCTCATTCCTCAGAAAGATGATTCCTTCGTCAAGTTTGGCAATTTTGGTGACGTTAAAAAAATTATTGAGTCCCGTGTCTTCTACCCTTCGTTTATCACGGGTCTCTCGGGCAACGGTAAAACGTTTTCTGTTGAGCAAGCGTGTGCCCAACTCGGACGGGAACTCATCCGTGTAAACATTACTATTGAAACAGATGAAGATGACCTCATTGGTGGATTCCGTTTGGTTAACGGTGAGACCGTTTGGCACAATGGTCCAGTCATCGAAGCCTTGGGAGCGCGGTGCGATTCTACTGCTTGACGAGATTGACCTGGCTTCCAACAAGATTCTTTGCCTTCAATCAGTGCTCGAAGGAAAAGGTGTCTTCTTGAAAAAAATTGGTAAGTTTGTTCAACCTACTCCTGGTTTCAATGTCATCGCCACTGCTAACACCAAGGGTAAGGGTTCTGACGATGGTCGCTTCATTGGCACCAATGTTTTGAATGAAGCGTTCCTGGAACGATTCCCTGTGACCTTTGAGCAGGAGTATCCTACTGCTGCTATCGAAACCAAGATCCTCAACAAACTCTGTGCAGACGAGAACTTCTGCAAGCGCCTTGCTGACTGGGCAGATATTATTCGTAAGACCTTCTATGACGGTGGTATCGAAGAGATCATCAGCACCCGTCGCCTGGTTCACATTATCAAGGCATACAACATCTTTGGTGATAAGGCAAAAGCAATTCAAGTTTGCGTGAATCGTTTTGATGATGAAACTAAGCAGGCATTCCTGGAACTCTATGACAAGGTTGATGCTGATTTCCAGATGCCCGTTGACGAGGAGGCATCTGCCTGATATAATGACTAATGCTTGGTCCCTTCTTTACGATGAACTAAAAATGGATGAGTATCCTTTTCCCGATGGTTATCTTGCACCACCTACTTTTA